TGTAACAATTCTTTAAACCCTTTTTTGATATTTTGATATTTTTAGGGGCTTAAAAGACTATATGACTGAAATTTTGTTTCTCATTTCTTTTGTCTTCTTGTATAGATCGTTAATAAATTCTTTAGTATCTTTAGTGTACAATGCTAACGCTGTGTAATATTCTAATGCTCTATCACGGACTGTGATGATTGCGCGAGTGACTTTATCAACATTAATATATAGTGTTCTCGTTAGCTTGTCTAAACCCGCTTCATTTAGTATCTGTTCAGCCCAAAACTGACCAATACCGCAAAAGAAATTGTTTTGCTCTTTTAGAGCTATGTACAATAGTTTGTTATGTTTCTTCATCTCTTGTACGACTTGTTTAATTGTTTCTTCTGAAGCTTTGCAGATATCAACGCCTAAACCTCTAATCAAATCACTGTAGCAAAAATGATGATGTTCTTCACCAAAAATAAAATCATATCTCTTACCTGGTTTGAATGGTTTAATTTTTGTTAATTTGTTATCATCGTCTATATGTACTCCTCCGCTTAAACCAAATGACCATGACACAGCTTGATTAGGAAAATATAAACGCTTACCGACTGTTATAACATCATATCCTAACAACATCAAAGCATATCCCATTATATAAACTTCTGGTCCTTCTGGCATATATTATATTTAATGTATATATATAATATATGTTGATAAATTCTTATATCAATTTATTGTTTTTAATTCTTTTATATTTTTGTTATTTAAGGTAAAGGAATTGCTGGCGATCTTGTTTAAAAGTTCTATCATATGAAGTTGTTTTTTAATCATCTCTTCTTTGGATGGCTTTTTATTCTTCTTTGGTGATTCTGTCTTAGGAACGTCTGGAATATTGATAACAATAATTTGTTTGTCTTTATCTTCTTCTTCGCTTGTTGTTTCGTCTTCCTCTTCAGATGAAACAACATTAGGTGTTTCTATTGGTGTCTCAATTGGTGTTGCTAGTATATCATTATTTTCTTTTTGTTTCTCCAATCTTGCTTTACGTCTTTGATAATATTCTTTTGCTTTAGACCTTTTATAGTTCATAAACTCTTCGTCCTCTTTACGATCTGCATAATATTTTTTGCGTTGCTCGTTTACTTTGTCTTTATTGTTAGTTCTGTATTTTGAAACCGCCTTTTTTTGCGCGTCTGTGTATGAGGTTTGAATCACAATTATTTTATTTCCGTCAATGTCAATACTTTCTGTTCTTTTAGGCATTATATATATATTATATATTTATATTTTTATATCTCCTTCTTTTTGTTTTATTATCCTCAACAAGCCTATATATAAACAGGCAATAAATTATGGTCATAAATATTACTAATAAACGTACCGTAAATAGACACACCTAACACGCTAGACTTTTGATTGTATCCCATATAAAATAGAGGATACAACTAAGTTGTTGTGGAAGGTGTTATTATAACAGAGCCTATTTACGGTATTTTTATTAGTTCCTATTTATTGCTCTTATTTATGATGTATTTAATTAGCGTCTGTCAGAAAAGTCAGAATTGCTCTAAAATTTCAGAAAAAAATATTTTTGGAAAAAATTTTTCTGATTTTTTTATTTTTTCTGAAATTTTGGACCAATTCTGACTTTTCTGATTTTGTTGATTTTAAATGCTCTTGTTTAGGAGGCTCAAACAAGAACAATTTTTAAAAATATTTTAGACTGGACGAAATATTTAGACCATTTCTGATTTCTAAGACGTAATTTTGAATTGTTGTTAAGGTTAAGACGCTAAATATGTTTTACGTCTATTGGTATCTTAAATGCGTCTAATCCTTTTCCCGTGTCTTGCTCTGTAATTTCGTCTATATTAACTGGTATTCGTTTTGCAGGATCAGATGAGCGGAAGAAGTGTTTTAATATATATTCGTTCTTCTTGAAATCTACACTCTTATTGAGGTCGTCAAACATATCTAAAAAGTCCTCTATATCGTCATAAAAACTGTTTTTTCTAAATTTAGATGCGTTTATGTAGTGTCCTAACGCTAAGCAATACCACCCGCATGCATTGTTCATTAAACTTTGTATATCTTTCGTATTATGAGGGACGCCGGCTTGTTTAGTAGTTTCTTTAACAACCTTCTTAACATGCTCAGGAGGTCCAACCCCGTATGAATCAAAATAAAATGCTTGTATATGACCTTTTGGCGTCTTATTGATCTGCAAACATACCCAATGAGTACCCGGAGACAGTTTGCCATCTTGATCTACGGCATCATCCATATTAAGAACATACATTTTATTAAATTCTAACGGTGCTTCAATCTCGTCTTTAAAACAACAATCTGCCAATGGAATGCTCATGCGTTTTGCTAGTTCGTGAATTTGTGAATCTGTAAGTGACATATTAATATATATATTTTATTGTTTATGTATATATTAATATTCAATTAAAAGTTTATGCATATAAGCCTCTACCCGCATATAATCCTTGTCCTCCTGGTTGGACGTGTCCGCTACTATATTTTTGATATGCCGGAGGTAACATATTCTTCATGTGATAATTGGCCGAATATGGTTGAGGTACTAACGCGCTAGAATGATGACTTGAAATACTTGCTCCTCTTCCCGTCATGTTAAATGCATTTTTAAGTTTTTCATTAGGAGCCGGAGGCATTCCAAAACGTTTATCAATACTTGCTTTATTGTGATGAGCTGTTTCAGCATTTCCTAACAGTTTTCCGTATCCTGCTTCTCTCAGATGGTCCATACCTGATTGAGTACTTCCAACTATTCCAAATGACTGTCTATGACCTGTATGAGACTTCGTTAGTCCGTATCCTTCTGACTCGAGTCCTGCCTTAGCTCCTTTATGTACTCCTTTTCTTACTACTTTTGCCGCTTCAGGATTACCTGTGATATACGTCATCGCCTCTTCAGCTAACATACCTGCAAGCTCAGGAGCAACCTCTTTAACAATTGTTCTAGTTGTTGGATTACTCTTAAGATATCTGTTGGTCGCAAATGCTCCTTCTTTGATCGTGTTACCGGCTTTAGATAAACCTCTTCTTATTTTTTTACCTAATCCGTATCCCTCCTTTTCTAGTCCGTATTTTGCTCCTCTCGTTACTCCTTTCTTAGCAATCTTACCTACAGCCGGATTACCTGTAACATATGTTGCTGCTTGTTCTGCCATCATACCTGCGAGTTCAGGTGCTACCTCTTTAACAATCGTTCTAGTTGTTGGATTACTCTTAAGGAATTTATTAGTCGCAAATGCTCCTTCTTTGATTGTGTTACCTGCTTTAGACAGTCCTTTTTTTACTTTTTTAAATAATCCTCCGCCCTCCATCATAGATTCGTCATACTCGTCCATATCTTCAATTTGTGAATTTGCTCTTATTTCCTCAGGAGTTAATGAAATATCAACACCTTTATTACGTCCAAAAGACCTTGAGACAATACTATATGTATGAGGTGATACCATGACACCAATACCCTCGCCTTCCATTGCTTGTCGAATTCTCACTCGTTTTCCGTTTCTTAGTTTAGAAGCCTGACCCGGACTTGCTCTGATTCTGATCATATGCATATGTGTTATTATAATAATACTATAATAACATATATCCCTATATACCCTATTTTATCTCATTGTTAATCATTATTAATTATTATTTTTTAAATTCTTGCTCCTGTTAGAGCGTCAATTGAAATACTATTGCCATATTCAATAAAGCAATATAAATCGACAGATTTTTGACTTAAATTTGTTCCGATGATTTGAATAGATTTTGGTACGCTTTCCTCTACAGGTAACATACGTTCGATATTAACATAATAGTAACAATAGTTCATGTCAAATGCATGTCTATTGATTAATGAACTAGTTAAACCGTCTGTTTGACCACCATTAACAGCATTAACGCCATATAATTGATTGTTGAACTGTTCAAAACTGTATTTTTGTAAGTTATAAATTGCGTTTTGTCCTGAGACTTGAACGTTAAAATTGGTTATATGACACAAAGGAGACGTTGGACCAGTTCCGGCCGGATCGAACGGAGACTGAAACACACTATAGCCTGTTAAAAATCCTGTATTTCTTGACATACTCACGGTCGGCAAGTTGTTTCCGTACGCTACATTGACTGAACCACTGCTAGCCGAGCCAGAAAAGAAAGGCAAAATCAAAACACTCTTAACATTTGCAATACCGTTAGTTAATAAATTGTTAAATTGTTGGTTTCCTCCTCCTGCAACATTTAAAACTTGATATTGATATACGTCTGTATATTTAATTTCTTTTACAGGATCTGAGAGGTACGCCTGTTCAAAAGTTGGATTAAATGTATATGCGGGTATATATAGGTAAATAGATTTAGACATTGGACCTTCTGATACACCACCGATATTTGATTGTTGTTGATTAAGACATCTAGCACCTACGGACAACGACAACGTATAATTAATTGTCTGATTTACAACAGCAAGACTAAATCCACCGCTATTATATCTTGTTCGATTTAACACTTCTGTTGGATTTACACCAGTATAACAATCAGATAAAAATGTTTTTGTCGATGTTATCATGAGAGGATTAACACCACCTAAAGCATTATTAACTGATGAACAGACCACAACTGATGTTGTATCATCAGTACGTCTTGTTGAGAATGTACAAGACGTATTATTTAAATTCATAGTCATTTTCATGAACACTCCTTTTAATAACGGACACATATTGAAAAATGAATGAACATGTTTTAAATAGATTGTTCCAACAACAGCAATTTGCATAATTCCTGCCTGACCTCCTACGACTGCTGCTGCGTCTATTTTATTAAAAATATGTGATTTCCATAATGATGATGCATTGCTACTTGTTAGCAAATCAGATAAAACATTTTGTGCCGTGTCATTATTATACGGTAAAACTGTAGAATCTCCTCCTAAACACGAATCATAATTAATTGCTTGTGTTCTTTTAACAAATCCTTTATTTGATGTCTGTGATCTAAATTGATTGAAAGATACAGCAGGATTAACAACACCTGTATTCAAGGAATTAATAAAATTGTTACAAACTCCTTGGCCTGCTCCTGTTCTTATGTTGGCAACATACACTCCTGCATTATCAACAGGAGTAGGAGACCATAACCAGGTATCAGGATCATCAGGATAAAATCCAATAGTCATCCCTTGTGTTTCAACATCTGACCAACTTAAAGAGGTCATTAATTTAAACGAGTTCCACATATTAATAAATGGTGTTTGTTGAACAATGGTTGTTCCGTTATAGTCTAATGTAAATGAGTGAATGATTTGACCGAACCAATTTTTAAGACCAATGGAATAATCACAAGGATTTGTAGCAGGAGAAAATGTTGCCACAGCCTGAGCAGGAGCGGTAAGAGTAATTAACATAGGTATTAAAAAATATGCTTCTCTGTATGACATATATTTATTACTATTACTTAATTGAGACGTATCCAAGATGCTTTGATTGTTGTTATAGTTTTGGTTTTGATTGTCTAAAATATTAACCCAGTCTTTCCTGACAAAAATATTAGGAGATCCTTCTACCTCTTGAGCTAAGTCAAAAACTAATTTGTCGCACATTTGATATAGTATAATAATGAACTATATCAAATTTGTTTTTATATCTGTTAAAACGTTTATTTATTAATTTTTATTAATGTCATTATAACGATAATGTTACTATGTCATTACAATGACATAGTTATATTTTTTCTTCTTGGTTGAACGTCTAATTTAAGACCACTAAGTTTTTCATTTAATTTACCGAATGATTTTACTCCTGTTCCTGACCGCTCGCGAGGCATTCTTGTTTGTCTTCCTGTCGTGTGTATGTAGTCAGCCATATCCATATATGAGGAAGCCGCTCCCGGTCCTCCTGTAGATAGTAATACACTGCCCATACCTTTACCATTTACGACTTTTGAACGTGTTGTTAATATTGCATTTGAATGAGGCAATTGAACTCTTGAAACTCTTCTTGACATCTTAATATATTGAATAATATATTAATATGCTTTATGTATTTGTATTTATAAGTCTTGTTTTTGTTTATCTTTAATCCTGATGTTCCTGTACTTCAATAAATTTTTTAGTATGTTATCGACGCAAAGCATCTTAGCATTTATTACTTTTTCTTTGCTACAGTCTTTATCGTTTTTTAAATCATTCATCAATGCTCCTCTAGCTTGGTTAAAATCGTCATACATTCTTTCCAAATATTGGTCGTTCTCTAAATTGTTCATATATTTATATTAATATGATATTGTTCTTAAATCTATTTGCCCATTAAAAAACCTTCATTAGCATCACGAATTGCCAATAAAAATGTCATGTTCGGGTCATTGATTAAGAGCGGTTGCAACGTGTTACTATAAAGATTAATTCTAAGTTCGTTATAAACACCGTCTATGAGCTTACACCATGCAAAGTTAGGAGGTGTTTCAAATATTTGTTCTCCAACAGAGACGTTAGGATTTAAAGAATATATAATGGACGATGGTTGAGAGTATGGATTGTTAATAGTTGATAAACCAACTAAAACATTGTTATTAGGTTGGACTTGCGGACTAGTATTTGATAAATATGATAACGTCCCGGCACCGTCTTTAGCTACGTAATTATTATTAGACGTACCTGTAGGAGGTACATAAGCATCATTAACATTAGCATTTGTTGAAAATCCTGCTGTATAACCGACTATGACGTTAAAGAAAGACGGAATCGTAATAACTGAGTTTTGTTGGACGTTTGGCCATCCTGCAAAGTTAGCTGGAATAGAATAAAGAGCGGGTAAAGCCGTAGGGATTAAATAGGTATTTATTTGGACTGCATAGCGTTGCGGATTTAAAATAATTTCTAACGGATAGACGTTGTCACCTGACGGATCAGTATAATATGTTCCGTTATTGATACAAACCCATTGAAAATAGTTGTTGATTTGTGAAATCTCGTACAGTCCGTCAGGTATAGTTACAGTGTATGTTGTTGTTACTGCTCCTGATGTCCATGTATAGGTAAAATTATTATTTTGATTTACTGACGTGATGTTAAACCAACTGTAAAACATTGAAATACTAACAATGGCGATGTATTTATCTTTTAATATTGTTGAGTTAGGGAAGTTATAGACGAGTTTGTTGTTCTGACCATCTTGAACGATGTTATTTTGGTTAAATGTTATAATATACATAATAAAATATAATATAACATATTGTTTTAAATGATTGTTAATTTTTCTTAAAATCAATAAGCATGAATGGTTATTTAATTAAATGATCAAATTAACGAACTATACTTGGTACATGACGAGCTAGTTTAATAGGATTGTTTTTACGAGCTGTATTACTCAGACCATTTCCGGTAACATGGTTTTTTAAATTCATTTGGTTTTTTAAGTGTTTTGCTCCTGTAAATACTCCTGAACCTTTTGTTACTCCATCAACTTTAATTCCAAGAGCTGTAGGGACTTGAGAACCTCCAAAGAAAAATGGTTTCTTCTGTCCTTCACTCTTCATCTGTCCTAATAACATTTTTGGATTATTTACTTTAGGCCAATAGGCATATGTTCCTGCTGTACTCATATTTTCAATATTGTTTATATGTCTCTAGTATTTATATTAATAACCGAGTTCAGCTAATTCTTCTAGTATTTCGTATCCTTGTTTTCTGTTTATCTTGCTCGTTCTCATTAATTTCACTAATAACAATTTAAACTTCTTAATAAGCTCTGTATTATCATTACCTGCCAATATTTCTCCTTTCATGACCTCGAATGTATGTATTTCTTTATCAACCTCTTCTTTAGGTGGTGCTGGTATATCAAACTTATCTACAATCTGAGCTTTAGACGATACTTTATGTAAATATATCTTTTCTGCTTCTGTCAATCCATTTATATCTGAATATGTTAAACTACCTCCTTTTATCATTTTCTTAAATACGTTGCCTAGTTTTTCAGACACTTTAATACTAGGGAATTCAGCTATTCCTGATCCTGACGGTCTTCGGACTACAAATATACCTTCGCCGTTTAATTTATGAAGATTAACAAGCCATCTACCGAACTTATAATACCTTGGTACAGGTTCAATACCATCATTCGTTTTAGAGCTCATGACACAGTCTTTAAATGTCTTACGTGTTCCTACACCGTTTCCACTTGATCTTGGTTTTGGTGCTGTTGTATCTTCTTGAGCTTGTTGAGCCTCTTTGGTTACCTTTTTTTTAAAAAAAAATTCTATTTGAGCTAGTACATATGCGTATTTATCGTCCCAATTAGATCCCGGAGGTTTTTCTTTGTTCCAATAGTTTATATATCTGGAAAATAATTTTTTAACTTCTTTTTCACCGTGTTCAATTGCTAATCTTTGGTATTTGTCCCAATGTTCTTCGTCTATTTCAGCTGTTGCAATGTATTTATCAGGAGGCGTAATTGGTTTGACTGGATTAACTTTTTTAACTGTTTCGGGTGTTGGTTCAACTATTTCAGCCTGTTGATATTGTTGTTCTTGTTCTTGTTCTTGTTCTTGTTCTTGTTGAACCTCTCTTTGAGCTTCTTCTAAACCTCCTTGAATGAGTTGATCAGATCTATTTAATCCTGTATCCAACGTACTATCTTGAACTGCGTCTAATGTTTGTTTAATAGATTCTTCAACAGGTTTATTATCGTCATCGTTGTTAAGTTCAAATCCGCTATACGGATTATAATCTTCGGTTTCGTTTTTGTCTTGTCCATAAATATCAAAGAAATTCAAAACAGCATCTAAACAATCTATGAATTCTGAACCTGTATTAGATGGCGACGGTGTTCTACTTGGTACATCTCTAAAATTATCAATACCTTCGTCTAATTCTGGCATATCGTCGTCGTCATCATAATCATCATAATCTTCGTCGTCATCATCACCGTAATAACGTTTTGGATTTCGTCTTTTAATTAATTTGTTTCGTCTTTTAATCGCTTCGTTTCGTCTTTTATTCGCTTCGTTTTGTGATATTTTTTTTAATTTATCTGTCCAATTTTCCAAGAATTCATGAACATTCAAAACATAATTTCTATTTTCAACATCTTCACGATCTAAAACATCTGTTATTTTTGTAATTACATCTCTTACATCTGCTTTTGTTAATCGTTCTTTCTTCATGAGTTTATTGTATTGTGTTATTAATGATTGTACTGTTCCTACATCAGGAATACCATTATATATATAATGTAAATATGATCTTGCTCCGTTTGCCAATTCCTCTCTATCTGATCCTTTAAAATATGATGATCCTCTTACATTACCTTTATCGTAATTTAGAACAAAATCAGAGACGAAATTTTGTAAATCTTGAACTTGTTGAGATGTATCTGGTATCATGTCTAAATGGTATTTTATTTTTTGATACATCTGGTTTAATAAGTTTTGTTCGTTTTTGGTCTTTAATTGTCTGTTAAGTTCTGAAACAACAACAAGTAATTTATTAAGAGCATTTTTAGCAGCTTGAAGGCGTCCGCCTGATTCTGAAAAATCCGAAATGCCTAAACTGTCCATAAACGACTTAGTAGATGCCATTAATCTATTTTTATCTGTATACATTCGTTCAATGAAGGTTACTAAACTTCTGACGTCGTCACTATCTCCTTTAATTTTGTATGAATATATTTTTTTAAGTTCTTCGACAATACTGTTAATACGTTGTGCCATGAACACGAATAAATTGTTATCAATATTAATTGGACTGTTCATGACACCTTGAACAACTTCTTGAGCAAATTGCATATTGGAGACTTCAGCAAGTTGAGAACAAATATTTGATTTTACTCGTTGTGTATCTGCCAATATGTCTGCTGTTGTTCTCGAGTCTTTCATTTGTGACGATGCGGGTAACTGTCCTGTTGCATTATAGTTCCTAACAGCGTCACAGGTTATTTTATCTAATTCTTGCCTCATGTTTAAGCTCTCAATATATTTTGCTCTAAATTTAGTAATGTCTTGCGGTTTTTTGTATGGTTGGCCACTCATTATTATAATTATAATATAATTATAGTAATGATTCTTTTATATTGGTACTATATCAAAATGTTTAACGGTATATCGGATAACGCGAATAATCTGCTTCAGGTGCAAACAGTCTATTACAGACGATATCATTAAATATTCTTGTTATTTCTTGGTCTGGTATCTTCATTACTTCTTTCATTTCGTCTTGTACTCTTAATTTATCATTTCTGCTAAACGTAGATGGATTTGACAACGGGTGATACTGTAACCGATATAAGGCGATTACTTTAACTTTCGTAATATATTCTTTCATTATTTCTTCGTGTGTCTTGACTGCTTCAATATAGCTTGCTTTTTCCTGTTGTGTTTCAATAATTCTTTCTTGTTCTTCTTCTTGTAATAGCTCTAAGACGCTTTTTGTACCTTTTAACATTTCCTTCTCGTATTCGTTTGCCATACTTTTTGATTGATACTTTAATAGTGTTATATATCGTTATATTTGTTAGTAATACAGGCTTTTATTGCGTTCAAAGTAGGTTTAAACAAGTCTATATAATATTGTTCTCTTTGCTTTAGGGCTGTCAATCCTTCACCGTACGTTTTATAGTCATAATCTTCAATTACATGAATTTCAAAGTTATCCCAATTACCATTCGTCCTTATATACGTATATAATTTTGTCCAATATAATTTACCTTTTTTGTTATTAACATTCTTTTTATGATGACTTTTACGTCTTGAAAAATTTACAGTAGATCCTATATAAAACATATCAGGTTTATCTTTTTGTACGATCCTATAAATAACAGGTTTCATAAGTATTAATATATTAATTGTTTTTATGTCTTCTTAATTCCATCATTCTTTTAGCCCATTCTTTGGCCTCAGGTGATCCTTTTACCATTCTACCACGTGTGACACGCTCATAACCTGACTTAGCGGGCTGTTTAACGAGTCTTTGTTTTCCTCCTATCAAAGCAATTTCTGCGCCAATCCGTTTTGCTTCTAACTTTGATATTTTTTTACCTTTTTCGCTATCCTCTTCTGTAACACTTCCTAATAGTGTCTTTAGTGCTTCAACGTCACTACTAGATATATTATTTAACAATTTATTACTAGATTTTAATGTTTTTGTCATTAATGTGCTCTTAAAATCCGGTACTTCTGTTGAGCTTCTTAATCCTGTATGTCTTACGGTTGCTTTATTTTCTAATGCTCCGCCTGACATTTTAGATTTACCAGAAGAATTATGACTATTTACGTCTATATGTAATAAATCTCCTCCGTTCATATTTCTGAGAGCTGAATTGAGATTAACACTACCGCCATACATTTTAGTATGTTTTTTAATGATCTTGTCTAATTTCCCGATTGCTTCTATTAGTTTTGATTCTGACATGTACTTTATATCATTCTTACTGTTTTTTGTCTTTGAATCTTTTATATTTAATTTTTTGTTCTGTTTTAGGCCAGCACCATGTGTTAATACATCAAGCGTTGCGCCCATGTTTGTTACCTTGTCAGATATTCCAATTAATGATGGATTTGCATCAAATAATTGTTCTGTATTTTGTTTAATAAAAGTAAAGTCCTTTTCGCTCCCTAAAGAAGAACCTTTTAATAATGCTGTCACGAAGTACTGACAGTTATTATTGTAAGCCGAATACGTAAAAAAATTTGGTCCCTGTATCTTCTTAGCTCCGTCAAGTAATGTATTTAGCATTATACCGGGTCGCATATTATCAACGTGTTTTGTTTCTGCATCTATCGGGACTGTTATAGCGTTAGTGAGGTTAATAACTTCGTTTTTTTCTGCTTTGATTACGGTACCGTCTGTAAATTGTATAATCAAGGACAAGTGAAACAACTTATCATAAGGCGTTTTTGACATATTCTTTTTAAAAGACCCAAATGAGAACATATTTAACAATTCCACGATAGCTTGTTGGATTGGATGCCTCATTATAGTCAATGAATTTATTATTTTCATTCCATATTGTTTTATTATTGTTCTTACTTTAGGTGAATAATCGTTACGTCCATAAACAAGAGCTGTACCATAATCTAAAACTCCTTCTCCTGTTAGGTTCTCCTCCTCAACTGCTTCATGTTCGTTTGATCGCTTCTTAGGCATATTAATACATACTTTAATTGGTTATCTATTTAAATATGTATTACAATCAAGCTGTTGTGAAGGTGTATATGAGTTAGAGCCTATTTACGGTATTTTTATTAGTTTCCTATTTATTAGACTATTTATAGTCTCGTTTATTTAGTATAAGTCAGAAAAATCAGAATTGCTCTAAAATTTCAGAAAAAATAAAAAAATCAGAAAAAATTTTTTCCGGAAATTTATTTTTTTCTGAAATTTTAGAGCAATTCTGATTTTTCTGATAAACGCTAATTAAATACATCATAAATAGGATTGTAAATAGGAAACTAATAAAAATATTGTAAATTAGGTCTGTTATGAATACACCTTCACAACAGCTTGATTGTAATACATATGTAATAAGGTCTGTTATAAGGTCTGGCTCGTTGAGGATAAATGGTAATTAGACGCTGGAACCGTCCTGACTTAGTTTTATGCTGGTGTTATCAGACTCATTTAGAGGCAATAGTTTATCTTCTATATGGCGATTTACAGTTGATAGCTCTATGAGCTTGTTATAGTCCGTAAATACTTTGTTTAAATATTCGTTGCCTTTCATAGATCTGTTAGCCCTAGCTTGTTGCAACGTCTTAAATATTTCGATACTGAGAATATAAAATTCACGTTGTAAGATGTAATTTACCTCTACATTTTTTTGTATTCCTAAAAACATTTCAATACTGCTAATGATCGTGAGCATTAAATTAATACCGCATATAACTGCTGATGCCCAACGCGTCCATTTTTCTAATGAGATTGATAAAACTGTATTAATAGATCCTAAGACAATAACAGGTACTTTAAATAGTTTTTGGTTGTCTTTGAATCTTGTATAACATTTTTTATGATATTTTGCCAAGATAGCGCAATTCACTCTAATTTTTTCGCATAATAATTCACTGTCACTCGACCAATCATGCGAGTCTGGTATTTGTATATTTTTTCTTAATGAAGTGTTTAATACATCGTTGTCAGGTTCTTCTGTTTCATTTGCGGTCGTATTCGTCATATTACCTAAACCCTCTACAAAAATTTGCGATAATTCCATAAATATATATGTTTATGTCTTATATGTTTATGTCTTAAAAATTTATATTGTTGCCAACTATTCAATCTGCATGATGCTAATAGCTGCCGCTGTAGTAGCTACTGGAGGTGAATTACTACTAATTGCCGTAGTTGTGATGTTAAATGCTCCTACTCCTGAACATCCTAATGATATTTCTGATGTAGGTGTTACACTAAGATAAAAAGTGTTATTAGCTTGCCAAGTGAAAGACGTACCAACATTGACACCAACACACGAACCATTTATGACCGTGTTTGTTGTTACGTCTCTTAAGTACATAAATACATGCGTTATTGTACCTGTTGAAGGTTGTATTCTGTATGTTATCGCAAACAAACCTGTTGTATTAAAGACGAATGAATTATTTGTACTGTTAAACGTAATCCCATATGTGCTTACCGTCACACCTGCTCCTGTTGTAAATGTTACGACAGTTTGTGTGTTTGCTGATATGTTTTGTGATACTGTCTTAAACGCATTTGCATAATAATTTGTTTGTCTTCTTGCTCTGAATGTAGTCGGATCTAATACTAATTTATCGTAACTGCTCGTCAATGCTGTTATTCCTGAGTATCTTATATCGCCTGATAGTCTTAAAGGATTTGCTGACATTGTCATATCACGTGTTGATGTTATTGTACCTGAATCAGTCTGAGTTGAATAACTAAAATTCAAATAATTAACAGGGTCAGGTGAATTAGGGTTTGTCACAGAAACGAGAGCAAAATTTGTAAAAAAGTTGTTTGTCGATCCTCTAAAATAATATTGTTCTGGTAAAACAATTGAGCATCTAGCTTGCGACGTCGTATCAACTTCTCCGTTAGTGAATGATACGTAAGTTGATTTTAGACCTATTGTAGAGTATGTTGTATAAGTTACAAATCCGTCACCCGATATATACATTGTGTCTGTTAATGGACTGATAATTTCAATATTGTTTGCGTTATACATCCTACATGACACATAATGAGTACTATAATAAGTTTGTTGTGTTACGTTTTCTAATGTAACGCTCCTGACGAGCTGAAGAGGGTTTGATATATTTTTATCCCAAGTTAAATAGGCAAATGCTAATACTGCGTTAGGTGCTGTTAAGTTATCAGCATAAGGAAGACCTATAGCAACTTGATTTGCTGATACGTCGTACATATATGCGTCCCAATTTGCATTATTAGGGAAATCTCCTGTTGTAACACCTGAACCAATCGTAAAATCAGGTGCTCTGCTCATTGTTTTTGTTACAGGATTCCAATGAACGAGCTGTATAGATCCTGAATTGTTTGCTAATCCGCCGTTATACAATTTCATCCAACAGTTTTGACCATAAACAGAATTATAAATACAAAATACAGCGGACGCGGGAAACGGCGATACAACTGCATATGCTGCATATTGAAGAGTATCAGACGTAATAACCGTATAATAGTTGTTTGTGACTGATGAACCTTGAGTACCTAGTATGAGATAGTCGTTTATTGTATCATGATAGATGATATTAACACGTTGGTTATTAATATTCATTCCGTTTGTTGTATTTGCGAGCGTTATAGGACTACCATTTACAGTTGTATTACCAACAAGAGCATTAGTTGATGTAAAATAGTTTGTTTGATAACTATAAGACGCTAACAAACTAGGATTACCTTCACACTTAATAAGATAAAAGTTGTTATTTGCGGAGTTCTCGCCCAATCTTATATAAAATTTGCATGACGTTGCCGACGTATAATAAATCGGTATGAATTGTTGTATTCCTATGTTTGGTAATCTAGCGCTATAATTTGCTGAACCTGTTGTTAATGACGTTAAATCGACTGTAATAAAAGTATTGTTAGCGTAGTTTTGAATATAAAATATTTTTCCTGTATTTAATGTACATTGTATTACCTTTGCAATATCAGGAAATACTGCAACATTGCCACTTGTTACATCTACAGTAGGTGTGATTGTATTAATTATATTGGTTGTTGTTACTGTTAGACCGGTTACGTCTGTAATGTTTGGTATTTCGTTAAAAACAATATTACCAGGTGTATTTACGTTTATGTCGTTTGTCGTTGCTTTGCTAATTTTCATTTCTTGTGTTGTTCCTGTTGCGGTCGTATATGGATATATTATTTGATTATTATAATCACCGAGTATAATGCTCTTTTCTGTTAATGCTGTTTTGAATTTAAGACTATTTACATCTGTTATATTTTTGTCATTAACATTAATAGAGGTTAAAGGATCAATTGTTATGTCACTTCCTGACGTAATACCTGATTTAGTGATTTCAAATGTTTTTGGTGTTGTACTGTTATCGTATGATATCTGTAAAGATGCGTTTGCTGTTGTTGTATTTATACTAATAGATTGATCAGCTGACAAATCTTTTGTGAATTTGTAATTTAAATTGTTAAAAGTGTTTGAAGACATGTTAATACTGTTATAATGTTAATATCTATTTATGCTTGTTAATTTAAAAATTAATTTAATGTGTTGTTAATACCTGCTGCATCTACACCATCAGAAAATGTAACAGTACCTGATGTTGTTCTAGACCCTAAATACTCAAGAGAAACAAAGAATTCAAAATTACCGTTTGTAAGACCGGCATTGTCTGCTTTAGGATTGACACACGAAAACCTACATGAAGTTGCTGTACCTCCATTAAAATAGAACAATGTATGCTCTCCAATGTTGAATGACGGATTATAATAATATGCTTTGCCGTTAGGTCCTGCATAAGTCGTTGGTACATTAACTGCATAGCGAACACTATTAACATTAGACGGTGATGAAGGTGCCCAACCTCCTACCATAAAATAAGGTCTAAAATAGACTATACCTGATGTACTAGCATGATTTAAGTATTCTCCTGTTGTTCCGTCAGTTGTATAGCTAATTTGAGACGTAACTCGGACGTAACAAATATCATTAATTGCCCAAGTGCCGTTAAAGTTGATAGCAGGACCATTAGAATAACCACTATTTGCTGTTTGGATATCTGTATAATTAACAAATTTAGGAGCAAAAGATGACCCTCCGGCCGCGATAGCTCCTTGTACCCATGCGGTAGAAGGTATGATTGTAGAACTATCCGAAACAGCGGGCATTGTATATGTTGCTCTTGTTTGCAAAGCCATATTTATATTTGTTTTTTGCGGAATGTTTATTAAATTGACTGTTAGACCTGTTGATGAGTCAAAATGATCAAAGTTAAAAGTAGAAGTATTGTTTGACGTAAATTTATATTGATTTGAATTTGTTGAACCGTATACAATCAATTGTGCCGCTTTACTGATTCCAAATGTCGCATTGTCTATAACTTGTGAAGTAGTAAATGCGTTTGTACATGCTGTAATTTGACTTCCTGTTTGTTTAATTGCGGTATTTGTAAGAACTAAACCATCATTCGTATAACCTGAAGCAATATTGACACTTAAAGGAATACCTCCTACGGGTGCAGTGACTGTTGCCGGTCCTTGTATTGCTACCGCCGTAGCTGAGCAAGTCACTGACGTAGTAGGTGTATTTGTTGTTCCTCCGGCTCCTATTTGTGCTGTTGTTGGTGTTATTCTTACTCCTGATGTTGTAGCGCTATGAGTTGTTACGGTCAATGTTTGAGTGTTTGACGAATTTGTAGTAGTATTTGCAAATATTGCGTTATCGTCATTTCTGACCAAAGGATTATAATTTGACGCGGCCGAATGAGCATATAAGCTAATACATTTGCCTGTTGTAGTTTCTACTACTCTTAGTTGAGCATTTGTTGTTGAGTCTGTTGTATCTGTCTGTATTATCGTCCCTGTTGTTGCATTTGCTCTGATTACTTGTTTTTGTGCTCCTCCTACACCAACATTGTTGGTAGCTATTATATTCATTGTCGCATTAAGAGCCAAACCAATCCAATTAGACGTTAAACCAGATTGATAAAGCTGCATAGAGTTTCCTGAGTCTGAGGCGACATCAAATGCTCGTATTCCTCCGCCTTGAGCTCCTGTTGGTTTATATACTGTCAAATCTCCTCGTATATCTGTTCTTCTGAATGTATTTGGATTCGTGTTAGGTGTTGTATCTATTTGTGTTATCGTTACATCGTTACCGTCTTGAACAATATTACTTTTAAAAGTTGCAACTCCGTTTACATCTACGGCTTGTAATGTTTCTTTCCCTTGTGCGGACGGATATCTTAAAAACTTCTTTTTCGCTTCATTATATGTCAATGCTTCGTCTCCTGTTAAAAATACTTCATTATCGAAGATTGGTAAATTTTCTGTTGGTGGTGGATAAACTGCCATTTGTATAATAATATTGTTATATTAACTTAATATTTAAATATTAAATGACTATTCATTATTATTATGCCAAAACATAGAACATCAAAGAAGTCACAGTTAAATGTTGCTTCATCAACATCTGAAATAGTTAATTTTTATGACATTATACCGAAGAAGTTTATAGAAGAAAATAAAAACCCTAATTTTGAAATGCATAATATTGAAATCCCTTTTCGTATGTGTATCGTTGCTCCGTCAGGAAGTGGTAAAACAAATTTTTTATTGAATCTTATTAAGGTCTTCAGTAACGGACAAGGAACATTTACAGACATAACCATTGTAACACGTAACAAGGACGAACCATTGTATAATTATTTGTCCGAGATATCAGACCAAATACAAATCAAAGAAGGTATGAGTAGTACGCCAAAATTAGACGATTTTGAAAAACAATATAATCATTTAGTAGTTTGGGATGATCTTGTATTGAGCAAAAATTTAACACCTGTTGAAGAATACTATATAAGAGCTCGTAAAAAGAACTGTTCAGTCATCTTCTTAAGTCAAAGTTATTATGACATACCTAAAATGATCAGAAAAAACAGTAGTTACTTAACCATTTTAAATTTAGGTGGTAGCAAGAGGGAAACGACAGCTATTTTAAATGAATGGTCAGGAGACTTAGACAAAGATGAACTACGAGCGATTTACAATGATGCGGTGAGCGTACCAATGAGACCATTAATAATAACGGGTGGTAAAGTAGAGCGAAACAAAAAATACCGCAAAGGATGGAAAGACTATTACGAATTGGATACATTCTTGACAGGAATCCCGCGCGAATCCTCTAAAACCAGATCAAAAAAACAAGCCAAAACAACCATCCAAGACTCAAGTAGCGATAGTGAATAACTACCTCGCGTCGCCTGTTGTATGACCTAAACAACAAATTTACCTCTTAACAGTAACAAAAATTCAAAATTACGTCTTAAAAATCAGAAATGGTCTAAAATTTTTCTCTAGTCTAAAATATTTTTTAAAATTGTTCTTGTTCGAGCCTCCTAAACAAGAGCATTTAAAATCAAAAAAATCAGAAAAATCAGAATTGGTCCAAAATTTTCAAAAAAAAAAAATTTCCGAAAAAAATTTTTAACTTTTTTATTTTTTCTGAAATTTTAGAGCAATTCTGACTTTTCTGACAGACGCTAATTAAATACATCATAAATAAGAGCAATAAATAGGAACTAATAAAAATACCGTAAATTAGCTCTACCTTAAATACACCTTCTACAACAGCTTAGTTGTATCCAACCTTATTAAACGTAATTTCATCTAACCCTGTACATAAAACAGACTACAACTAAGCTGTTGTGAGGGTGTCATATTTATCAGAGCCTATTTACGGTACTTTTATTAGTTCCTATTTATGATCTATTTATGATCTTGTTTAATGTATATTTTTTGTTGTTGTAAAGATGTACCCATCATGGTCATATCTGATTGCATGTTATTTGACATCTTAATTGAGTCCTTATACTTGTCACTTAAATAAGTATGTCGTAGTTGATTTACACTTACTTTTTTGTCGAAAATTTTGTTCAGTCTTTGTGTCAGTTTTACGTTTGACAGTTTGTTGTGATTGTTGTCAAATAATAAATACTCGGTCGGGTTGTTCTTGATCCATTTGTTGAGGATAAATTTAAGTTTTTTAGGAATTGTGACCCGTTGTTGACCATAAGTTTTTGATGTCTTGTAGTTGTTAAAGACCAAAGTGTCACGTGTAATATAGTTGTCTTTATCGTGGTCTATGTTTTTAATTTTAAACTCAACATAGTCCTTACTGCGTCTTGGTGGTATAAAAACACCTCCTAACAGAGCTAATATGACGAAGTTTTGAATTTCCTGAAGATTTTTGACAGGAGATTTGTACTGATGATCGGCGATGTCTGAATGTTTATTAAATATGTTTGTTACGTCTTGAGTAGTGACCCAACTATTTGTTTGACGTTCATTTTTAACCTGTTCTCCTTCTTCGTCTTCATATGCTTCAATATCTTCTAACATTTGTTTTCTATACTCAGGCAAGTCTGTTATAATCACTAAAGCACTTAAAATTGTTTTTCTTTTACGAGGTTTAACATCTTGAAGATAACCTAAAATGTCTTCATAATATTCAAAATCCTCAATATTAAATACATCATTAGGATATACTTTTTTATACAGATTTTTTAATATAGACGTATATGTACTGACAGACTGTTTAGACAAATTAGGTCTTTTTTCTGTTATTGTTTTTTTCAATATTTCATTAATGTTTGACATATATTAATATAGCTCTTAATGTTTATATTAATACGAATATTTAAGATATTGACGACTAACACATATTATAATGACGTATTCTAAATTTTACAAATTATTAGATGAAATAACAAGACTACATACACGTACTATACGAGGAAGAGGCAAAGGATCTGACAAAGATGGCAAGGATGACAAGGATGAACCAGAAAGCAATTTAGATCCTCAAAGAGGTAAAGCAGAAGACGACGACGAAAACCAATTTGATAATGACGCAGCAACAACTGTAGGTGATATTGGTCATACGTTTGATTATTTAGACGAAGATGCGTCTGTAGGTTCGATATACGATTTTATTGATATAGTTGGTAACGAGATAGACCAATTTTTAGATGATGAAAGTCAAGTAGAAGAAGCAATACAAATTGTAAAACAAGATGTACGAAAACATATGAAAAATTTAGACGAAGAACAAAAAATTGATTTAGAAGAAAAATTGATCGTTTTTGAAGATAAAAGACTTGAAAACCTTACCGAGAAGTCAAAAGCATCTACTAAAGCACAAAGAAAAATGACACCGAAAGAAAAAGCAAAATTTGAAGAAAACAAAGAAGCATATATACAAGAACAAGAAAAAAAACAAAAAGAAAGATATCAAAGCCAAGATTTAGAACGAATTGATTATACAAATCAATATTTCGAACTACCGGATGATATAAACAATCTAGAAAAGAAAATAAAAGAGAAAGAAAATGAAATTTCAAAAAAAATAGAAAATAATAAAAAAATTACTAATAAAGACACTAAAGATTTAGAGGAAATGAACACGAAACTAAAATCGTACAAAAACACTTTAAAACAACAAACTAAATCAAAAGAACTTGCAAAAAAATTAGAACAAAGAGCAAAAACAAGATTTAAAGAAGCAAAGCAAACAGGCAAACATATACGAGAAGATGAAACATATCAAATAGATTATGACAGTTATATTGATGATATTATTAGTGAATTTCGACTACTAGATTATACCGACATACAAATAGAAAAAATTTTTGTAAAACGTATAAACGATAAAATACTTCTCCCTGATCCTTATAAATTTAGTTGGAGAAGCGTAAAAATTGAGCTTATGAAACGTATTGAGAAACGTAGAGCAAAAATTGAAAAGACTCGTGAAAGATTGAATAGTATAAAAAAAAGTTTAGAAATTTATATTCAAAAACGTCAATTAAAAGAACTTCAAAAAATTATAAATGAATCTGAACTTTTGGAATTTGATAGTAATGAATATGAACTAGAAGAGATGTTTAAAGAATTTGGCGAAACATTTATTGACGGTCTTAAACGTCAAGCAACAATTGCAGACACATTTGCAGACTATGAAACAATTGATCTAAGTGAAGACATAGAAACAATAAATAAAACAGAAAAGGAATTTGAAGAAGTAAAAAAGGAATTTGATGATTTTGACGAAGAATACGACGTAACAGGAAGTATAGACGCGTTTAACGCCGCTAAAAAGCCAGTAAATTCAAATATAAGAACACGAGCACAAATACGGCTTCTTTTGCTTCAGTTGTTTTACAAAGATTTATTAAAAAAGATTGAAAACAAACCAGCATCAACAGCACTATTAAAAAAATATGTCGTTAGCAAAGGTTATTTAACAAAAACAGCATCTTTACAATCGTTAAAAACAGCAGGAAAATCTTATACTGAACCGGCTAAAAAAATGTATGATAAACATAAAAACCCTCCTCCTGTATCAACAGCAACAGCAGCAACAACAGCAACTCAAAAAGCTGATATAGCATTAATAAGAAAAGATCGAGAACTAAATGAACTGTTTAATAATTTAATTGCGTCAGGATCGAGCACAACAGACGCCATTAAAGAAGTATTGACAAAATTTTACAGAATAACACAAAAACCGTTGAACATATCCGGAGTAGAACAATTATATAAAGACAATCCAACAGACCTTGATACAGTCAATGATTGGGTAAGAAATCGTAGTTTAAATATTGATACAAGAGATTTACCAGAGGACATTGAAACGGCTATTAATAACGCTAACCGTGGTTTAGCAACTATGTTTGACGCAGATCTAACAGACACAGATACAGAAGATAATAAAAACTTAGCAAGTCAAATATTAAACAGAGATAACAGACGTAACAAAGATAAAATATTGAATGCAATGAAAAGTACTAAAATAGGTAACATAGAAATAATAAAAATATGGGAAAAAAGAAGAGAGGATAAAATAGTCGAGTTAAATGATAAAATAAAAGATTTAAAAACAAGTAATGAAGATAGAACAAAATATCAAGACAGACTAAATTCATTTACAGGAAGTTCAGATGATGAAAATTTAAGAAATTTTATATTTAATGACGTGTATGGCATCTTTTCACCCGGTAAATATTTAGAGTATGTATTGCTCGTTAAAGAATACGCCAAGAAACTATTTAGATATAATGATTCTCAAGATCCTCAAGTTGTCGTAACTGATGATGTATTAGAGCGTTATAATATACCAATGTCAAATCAGTTCTGTATAGACTGTGTAGATCCTTACTATCATACTTTTATAGAATGTAAGGATTATTCTAGATCAGCATTACCATATAGACGAATGTACAACGCAAATATTAAATTAAAGAAAATATATTACAAAGAGTTAATCGACGAACTAAATGATTTGATTGAGGAATATAAAACAGCCGATACATCAGAGGAAAAAAACGAATTAAAAAACAAAATGAGAAATATATTAGCAATAATAGCCGCCAAAGAAGATACCAAACCGTATAATATAGAGTACGCTAAAAAAGGTTTTGACACAAGTTTTTATCAAAACAGACCATATTTTGGTGTTGGTATTACGTCTGCAAAATTTCAATTATTTGGACCGTTACCAAGTTACGACGGAGCAACAACACAAAGACAATATGACCTTGTTAGAAGTCATCAAGGTTCTAAATTTCCTCTTGATATTAAAACAGGTAGAGTAATTACAGATATTGATTTTAGTAAATCAAAAGGTTCAAGTACCAATAACGCTAAAAAAGCGCTTGGATTAGACAGACCTAGTCGATATTATTTTTTAGTTAGTTTTTCAGATGGTCATATTGGTGTCATGGATTATACCAATTTACAAGATTTTATTAACATTGGTGATAGTGTCGATATATTACAATATCTTAAAGCGACTTGCCCTTTCGACGCTAAATCAAAATTCGACTATAAAGGCATATTGTTTCCTCCTGAGTTTTTTAAACGTCCAGGATAACAATTAAATATTAAAAATAAAATGTATATTAATATTTAAAAATATATTTAATGTATTAATATATTAATGCCTAGAAAATCAAAGAAAACATTAGAAAAAAATGAAGAACAACAAGAAATCGAAGATGAAATGGAATGGCAAAACAATCATGTAGATGAGATTGTTAAATCAGTTTTAGATAGTCGAGAAAGATCAAAAAAACTACAAGCAAACACAGCATTAGCTCGTACATATAGAGAAAATTTTGTACTTCCTCTTATAGAATATAAGGGGATTAAAGAAGACAAAAACGATGAATTTTATCAAAATCGTGTAGCAAAAGAAATGTTAGATTCGGTAGGAATTTATAAACCAAAAGACCCAAGGTTTAAAGGTTCATATCCTGACAAAACAGTTCAAGAATTGTTCCCAGAAGAAAAACCAAAAACAAGAGGTAGACCAAAGAAAACATCTACTAAAGCAGAAGCTAAAGCAGAAGCTAAAGCAGAAGACAAACCAGAACCAAAGCCAAGAGGCAGACCAAAAAAGACATCTACTAAAGCAGAAACAGAAGATAGCGATGAAGAGAGCATTGACATAAAGATACCAAAAGACATTTCTAAAACAGCTGTTTTTGAAGACGATGATGACGATACACCATTTTTTGCCAAACCAATAGATGTTAAACAAGTTAAAAAAACAGAATTACAAGAGAAAATGGATAGGTATTACGATAACAGCATTATGCTCAATGGAACATATTACAAAGACGGAGATACATACAAGAGATATGAAGGAACTAGAAAAAATTATAATCACAATTCTAACGTGGTCAAAATATCATCATCAAAAAAAGTAGATGGAGTAATTATTAGTCTAGAATACTATACAAAGAATGATTACAAATACGACACAGGAGCATATAAGAAGGTAACGATTGATTTTAGTCCAGATGACATGATGTTATTTGCTCCAGGAATAGACTTTAGATACACAGATACATTATTTGATGCAATATTTGAAGAGAAAATTACAAACGAGTCAGAAGCATCTGATTTAGCATTTTACGCAGGTGAGCAAGAAAGATTAGATCAAGAAAGAGCCAATAAAGAGGCTAAAACAGCAGAAACAAAGAAAGCATTTAAAGCAATAGCAGAAGCGACGGCCAAAACAGCAATCAAAAAGACAACTAAGAAGATAAACAAACTAGCAGAAGAAATGAAAGAAATGAAAACAGAAACAATTGAAATTGACGATACAGACGATATGATGAAACAATTTGAACAAAAGGCAGAAGTATTGAAGAACATGACAGACATTAAGAACGCTAAGTTACATTACAGTAAAGCAAAGAAGATGAAAATAGCAGCAGAAATAAACAAGCATTTAGAAGAGCAAAACCTACATAGATTTAAAACTACTTTAGTTAAATTGAAGTCGATTGAACCAGAAAAATATAAAGGCAAACATGACTTAATTGAATGCAAGATTGAAGCGTTAGAAAGCTTAGAAACAAGTAGCAAAATTATTAGAGTAATATTAACAATGACGTTTCCAGATGGTAAAGCAATGGGCATTATGTTTAGTTATAATATCACTCTTATGATGAAACACCCTAAACTATCTTCTTTTATAGAGCGTATTACGAAGAGAATTAACGAAATTGTTAATAACTCCTTCGTAATGATCAAATAGTATCAACAACACACGCCATAAATAGATACCATAAATAGACCTAATAAACACGTCATAAATAGACCTAATAAAAATACACCTAACACGAACAACTTAGTTGTAGTCCATTCCAAATAATGGCAATACAATCAAGCAGTTGTGGAGGGTGTTATTATAACAGACCTAATTTACGGTACTTTTACTAGTTCCTATTTACAATCCTATTTATAATCATATTTAATGTAAAATTTCAAAAAAATCAGAATTGCTCTAAAATTTCAGAAAAAATAAAAAAGTCAGAAATTTTTTTTCCAAAATTTTTTTTTTCTGAAATTTTAGAGCAATTCTGAAATTTAAGAGGCAATTCTGAAATTTTGTAACAGTTAAGACGTAAAACTAATTAGCGTCTTTTAAATACCCCTATATATACCCTACAAACAAATATTAAAATTACAAAACTAATTTATTTAAAAACTTGTTGAGTATAATAAAGTATAGAATGCAAGCGAACCAACCAATAGGAGATTTTAATTTTGATACCATTAACAACTTATCAAGATCACAAGCAAAAGAATACCTTATAAATTACATCGTACCGTTGGACACCGGGAGCCATTGCGTATATTTGAATAATCGTTACGTCATTAAAGAACACGATGTAGTTAAGAGAGTTTATTTAGACAGGATTGACAAAGAGTTGTCTAAATGGTACTTGAAAGAATTTACAGGAGTTAAGACGGTTACGTATGCATTTAACAAACCAGTATTTTTTGAGAACTTCATAAACCTAGCACCAATAAGCAAGAACATATATAACCCTCATTACGTCATGACAGATTCAGCAAGCGACGACTTACACGTTATACTAAATTTTATCCGTGATGTGTTATGCTCAGGTAAAAACGATAGTTATATTTTTGTTCTAAATTGGATCTCAAATATGTTAAGAGGTAACAAGAACAACAGCGCCTTATATTTGAAAGGACCACAGGGAATAGGTAAGAGTTCTTTATATTACTTCTTGTCAAGGTTTGTATTAGGTACAAAAATATGTGTCGAGTCCGGCAGCGATCCATTAAGAACAAAATTTAACGAGATTTTAGGAGGTAAAATGTTAGTATGTTTTGAAGAGCTAGAAAATTTCAGTAGATCAGAATGGGAGAGCATAAGCAGTACATTAAAACGAATGATCACGAGTGAAAACATCGTATTGCAAAACAAATGTACAAAAGCATACGAGGCAACCAACATGAATAACTATATGTTATGCTCCAATAATGACGCAATCAAAGACGATGACGGCAGACGATATTTTATAATGGACATCTCAACAAAGTATATTGGCTGTAGGTCTTATTATGATCGATTGTATAATGCATTTAATGACGAATCAGGAGAAGCATTTTTTAACTATGTTTATAATTTGTGCCCTGTTGGTTTCAATCCTCAAGCCTTTCCAATAACAAATAATAAGACTGACAGCCTGACAAAGCGTATTGACTCTGTATATAAATTTATTAAAGAACACTTCATATTTAATGATGTTGGATTAGATATATCAGCAACAGACCTATATGACATGTTTAAAACAAATTACGATAAATCAGACGGCAAATTGAGCAAAGAAGATTTTAATAGAAAGCTATCAGAAGCAGGATTCAAACGAACTAAGAAAAATAATAAATTATGGTATGACGTAACACACGACCAATTATTAGAAACAGCAAACAAGAGAAAATGGATTAGTATCTATGATGAATATACACCAAAAATGATGATATCAGATTCAGAAACATCTGATGACGATACAATGATGATTTCTGATACAGACAGCGAAAAAACTAAGAACAAACGATCTCTTATATTAGCATTAGACAACGGATTATAAGACATTTAAACAAATATTAATATATAATAGTATATGGATGACGATGAGTTTAAACAAATCCAAAAACTGAACGATAAAATAGAAGCATTAGAAAATAAAATTGTTAGTCTTAAGAAGTCTTTAATCAGTTATATAAAATTGGTAGGTGATTTACAGTTTGATATATTAGACATTAATAAGACTTATGCAGAATCCTTTGTAGAATTACATAAACAAATATTAGATGAAGAATAGTATGTTAGACTTATCTGAATATAGTAATTATGAATTAGCACAAGCTAAAACCAATCTATATTTTGGAAAACCAACTAAACTTCATATATCAAAACGAAAAGATAAAAAATATTATGTCATTGATGACCAAAACAGAAAACACTATTTTGGTCAAATGGGTTATCAAGATCACACTAAACATCAGGATGACGATAAACGACGCAAATATTTAGCAAGGGCAACAAAAATTAAAGGAGATTGGAAAAACAATAAATACTCTCCTAATAATTTATCAATTAATATTTTATGGTAATTTTTTACATTTAACAAATTCATATATATATGCGTCACAGTAATTAATAATGTCATTCATATCTTGCTGTATATTATTACATAGATTATAATAGTCCATACCTAGTTTAGGTATTAAATCATAATTATGTTTTATTAGCATCTCACATTCGTCTTCAACCATTTTTACTATAATTTTACATTCGTTAGACTGTACAGCAAGTTTGAATGCAAAATTATCAATATCTTTTTTATGTCCTCTTTTGTTCTTGGTAAATATTGGAATTAGTTTTTTCAACATGTCGAACATTATTATTTTTTTGTTTGCATCTAATCTCAAAGCAACCATGATAATATTAAAATAGTCAATCGGATTCATATAAATATATATAGTTTAAATATTTATATCAATTTAATTCTTTACTAAAATCAGCGTTATATATGTTAGTACTCCAAGTACAGCACAGACAACACAGATTGAAAACATCTTACGTAAAAAAGTAATTTCTCTATTATGTTCGCATAGTCTCAATACGATACTATCAACAGCTTCGTTGATAGGTTTTAATTTTTGCTCTGTTTGTTCATTTGATCTATTTATCATTACGGTAACGTCATACAGGTCAGCCATATTAAGCCTATTATTGTTATCAGTAGAATCAATGCTCATATATACTAATATATCATCATCAAAACTTTAAATAACAAAAATAAACAAAAAATTCTTAATTATTAATTAACAAAAATCAATTAGAAATTAACAAGAAAAATATATTAATAACAAAAAACAGCAAGAAAAATGTTGTTATAAAACAGATAACAAAAATCAAAACAAAAATAAGGCCGGAATTTGTCAATATATATCACTGAAAGAATAATGAAACAAAAATA